CCACCGCCAGGCCGTAGCTCTGGCTCGCCGGGCCGGGCAGCACGTGGTGCAGGAAGACGATGCGCTCGTTGTGCTCGGTGGCGTTCAGGTGCACGTTGGCCACCACCGGCTCGCTTTCCGGCAGCACGGTCAGCTCGAAATAGTGGGTGGCGAACAGGGTGAAGGCGCGCAGGTGCGCCAGGTGCTCGGCGGCGGACCAGGCCAGCGACAGGCCGTCGAAGGTGCTGGTGCCGCGGCCCACTTCGTCCATCAGTACCAGGCTGCGGTCGGTGGCGTTGTGCAGGATGTTGGCGGTTTCGCTCATCTCCACCATGAAGGTGGAACGGCCGCCGGCGAGGTCGTCGGACGAGCCGATACGGGTGAATATGCGATCCACCAGCGACAGCTCGCAGCGCGCCGCCGGGACGAAGCTGCCGATGTGCGCCAGCAGCACGATCAGCGCCGTTTGCCGCATGTAGGTGGATTTACCGCCCATATTCGGGCCGGTAATCACCAGCATGCGGGTGTCTTCGTCGAGCTTCAGGTCGTTGGCCACGAAGGGCGTGTCCAGCACCTGCTCCACCACCGGGTGGCGGCCCTGCTCGATGAGGATGCCCGACTCCTCGACGAAGCGCGGGCGGTTCAGGTCGAGGTTCAGCGCACGCTCGGCCAGGTTCGCCAGCACGTCCAGTTCGGCCAGGGCGGCGGCGGTGTCCTGCAGCGGCGCCAACTGGGCGATCAGCAGCTCCACCAGCTCCTCGTAGAGCTGCTTCTCGCGGGCCAGGGCGCGGCTCTGGGCGGACAGCGCCTTGTCCTCGAAGGCCTTCAGTTCGGGGGTGATGAAGCGTTCGGCGCCCTTCAGCGTCTGGCGCCGCTGGTAATCGGCCGGCGCCTGCTCGGCCTGCATGCGCGGCAGCTCGATGTAGTAGCCATGGATGCGGTTGTAGCCGACCTTCAGACCCGACAGTCCGGTGCGTTCCTTCTCGCGGATCTCCAGGTCCATCAGGTACTGGCCGGCGTTCTCGCTGAGCGTCTGCAGCTCGTCCAGCTCGGCGTCGTAGCCGCGCTTGATGACGCCGCCGTCGCGGATCACCGCCGGCGGGTTGTCGATGATCGCGCGCGCCAGCAGGTCGGCCAGTTCCGGGTAGGTGCGGATGCTGGCGGCCAGTTCGCCCAGGTGCGGGGCTTCCAGCTCGGTCATGCCGCGTTGCAGCTCCGGCAGGGCGGCCAGGGCGTCGCGCAGGCGCGCCAGGTCGCGCGGGCGGGCGTTGCGCAGACCGATACGGGCGAGGATGCGCTCGACATCGCCGATTTCCTTCAGCTGTGGCTGAAGGTTCTCGAAACGGTAGCGCTCCAGCAGGCAGGCGATGGATTCCTGGCGGGCTTCCAGCACGGCGCGGTCGCGTAGCGGGCGGTTCAGCCAGCGCGTCAGCAGGCGGCTGCCCATGGCGGTCTGGCAGCGGTCCACCACCGATTGCAGGGTGTTGTCGCGGCCGCCGGAGAGGTTGGTGTCCAGCTCCAGGTTGCGGCGGCTGGCGCCGTCGAGGATGACGGTGTCGTCCAGGCGCTCGTGGCGCAGGCTGCGCAGGTGCGGCAGGGCGGTGCGCTGGGTTTCCTTGGCGTAGGCCAGCAGGCAGCCGGCGGCGCCGATGGCCAGGGGCAGGTCCTGGCAGCCGAAGCCCTTCAGGTCCTGGGTGGCGAATTGCTGGCAGAGGCTCTTGAACGCCGAGTCGCGGTCGAAGTCCCAGGGCGCGCGACGCCGCACACCACGGCGCTTCTCTGCCGGCAGGCCGGCGGGCCAGTCGTCGGGGATCAGCAGTTCCGCGGGGTTCAGGCGCTCCAGCTCGGCCAGCAGGGTTTCCCAGCCGCGGATTTCCTGGACGCTGAAGCGGCCGCTGGTGATGTCCAGCACCGCCAGGCCGAACAACCGCTCGTCGCCCAGCAGGGCGGCCAGCAGGTTGTCGCGGCGCTCGTCGAGCAGCGCCTCGTCGCTGACCGTGCCGGGGGTGATGATGCGCACCACCTGGCGCTCCACCGGGCCCTTGCTGGTGGCCGGGTCGCCGATCTGTTCGCAGATGGCCACCGACTCCCCCAGCTTGACCAGCTTGGCCAGGTAGCCCTCCACGGCGTGGAAGGGGATGCCGGCCATGGGAATCGGCGTGCCGGCGGACTGGCCGCGGGTGGTGAGGGTGATGTCGAGCAGCTTGGCGGCCTTCTTGGCGTCCTCGTAGAACAGCTCGTAGAAGTCGCCCATGCGGTAGAACAGCAGTTGTTCCGGATGCTGTCTCTTCAGCTTCCAGTATTGCTGCATCATCGGGGTGTGAGCCGCGAGCCCGTCACCACTAGGCTCGGGGAAGGTCTGTCTTTTTGACATAGGGGTGTTTGTCTAATACTCAGCGCACTTTGACAGGCATTGTCGGGGCCTGAGCGATCTTCGGCAACCGCCCGCGCAAGTATCGTGCCGTCATCTTTGGATCGGAATGGCCGCCAAGCGTCTGTGCGTTCTTCCCTTCCTTGTCGGCGTCCGTCAGCGACTTTGCCCGGATGTCGTGGATGGTGACGTCGGTGATGCCCGTCTTCTCCCTCAACACCCTGAAAGCCATCTTCACCGTGGCGTAGCTGACGGGCTTTCCGGCGCGCGAGCAGAACAGCGTCAGGGTGCGAACCTTTCGCGGGAGCGCCTTCGCCCTGGCAATCACCTCCTCAAGGTCCGGCGTCATGGCCACTATGAGTTTGGCTCCAGTCTTCTGCTGGATGAACGCCACGCCATCCTGGGAGATGTCACTCAGGTGGATAGCCAGAACATCGCTGATGCGCTGGCCGGTCAGGTAGGCCATTTCGAGGATGCACCTGATGTAAGGGCTGGCGGCATTGAGCAGAGCCGCGAACTCCCCGTCCGTGATGTAGCGATCGCGCCTTCCCTCCTCGTGGCGGCTAACCCCAATGCAGGGGTTCGAGTCCACTTCCTGCCACTCCAGCCCATAGCCGAAGATGATTCGGGCGACAGACAGAATCCGGTTGCACATGTTTGGAGTGTTCACCAGGTCCATCTTCACCGCCGCGATGTGCTTCGGCATTACCTGCTTCGGATCGAACTCGGCGAAGATTTCCTTCAGGCGCTCCGCCGCCGCCTCGTACTGCAGCACAGTGTTGGCCGCCAGTTTCTTCTTCTTGAAGTGGTACTTCATGGCCCGATCGATCAGGTCAGGCATGCCGCCCTGCGTTGCCTGCGACATTTTGCGGGCGTACTCCAAAAGCGACTCCTGGTAGTCCTCGCCCAAGCGCAACCACTTGCTTTTCCGCACCAGGTAGTAGGCCCCGTGCTTGTGGTACATGCACTGCGGCAGGTGCCGGTCCTTCTTCCTCGGGCGCATGCCTCCCTCCTCACGAGCCCGTCAAGCGCAGGCGCGGCTCTTTCTTCTGCTGCTGATTTGATCCTAGACGGGAAAGCACAATTTCCCGCAAGACCTTGGGGCGACCGTCAGCGCCGACCACGTAGCCGAAACGATGCTCGTCGAGCCAGCGAATTTGCGCGCTAGCGCGGGTGCGGCCGGTCAGTTCGGCCACCTCTTCAGGTGTCATGAACATGGAAATACCTCTTCGCGCCGGTGGCCGGCGCGGAATGAAAGGGGGGGGGTTAGAAGCTGCACCCCCACTGCATGGCAGCGAATGCCGGGACCAGCGGCACGGCGATGACCGCGCCGGCGACCGCCAGGCCGAGCAGGACGGCGCCGGCTGCGAGGATTAGGGCTCTACGCATCGCTCCCTCCGGCCGTCGGTGCGGCAGCACGGTCCAGGCGCTCGATCTCGGCCAGCGTCAGGGCGCAGGCCTTGACCAGATCGCGGCGCGCGGTGGTCGGCTTCCACCATTGCTGGTCCCACGGCCAGGCCAGCGACACCAGCAGAGCTGTGGTTTTATCATCCGCCGCGCTGGAGCCGGCCAGGGCGTAGCAGGCGGCGGCGCGGGCCATCTGGCCGTGGTCGTGCTCGTTGTCGTGCTCCGGCGTCCAGCCCTCGGCCGCCACCTGGCGGCGCCGCTCGGCCTGTACGTCGAGCCAGGCCTGGGGCACCTGCCCAGCCTGGGCGGCCGGGACGGCGCCGGCCTTGTCTGCTCGCACGTACTCAATGCCATCGTCGATATCGTTCTCGCACCAACTGACCTCGGTCAGTTCGCTGAAGTCGATGTCGCGCGGACATTCGGCGCCCACGATGAGATAGATGCGTTCCGGTGCGGTCTGGACGATCCGCTCCCCCTGCGCGCCCTCTGCCTGCTCGGTGTGCTGCGAGGCGAGGATCTGCTGCGCCATCCAGATTTCGTTCCCGGTGATGTAGACCTGGGTGAAGTCGCCTTTGATGGCTTTGCCGCTATAAAGTCCGGCGATGTGGCGGATCAGGTCCATTGTCATGGTCATGGCTTAGTCCTCGACGGGGTACTGGCGATGGCCGCGCTCGCCCTGGCGGGCGTCGATGGCGGCCTGGATCAGCTGGCGGCCCAGCTGCTGCATCTGGTCGGGGTAGAGCAGGGCGCCCAGGCGGGGCAGGCCGCTGACTTCGGCGATGGGGTTGCCCTGCTGGTCGAGGCGGTGCTCGACGGTCAACTGGATGGGTTGCATGGTGCGGGCTCCGGGATAGGGTCCATCATCTGGCCGACGACGTAGCCGACGGCCTCCCATTCGAGCTGTGCCTGCCGGCCGAGCTCGTCGAGCAGAGGCTGAGGAAGGGTGAACGTCCGGGCGCCGATGCCTTCGCGGTAGCGCGGGCGCTCCACCAGGTGTCCATCGGCCGCGAGCTTGGCCAGGCGGCGCAGGTTCTTCGCCCGATCGCCAGGCAGGGAGTAGGACTGGATGCCCGTAAGACTGGCGCAATTGGCGTTCCAGGCCTCGAGCTTCCGCCGGCCGCCGAAGTAGTGGTTGAGCAGCCAGGTCTTGGCATTGCGCAGCAGAGCCGCGCGCACGTCATCAGGAAGCTGGTGCATGGGGTGGCTCCTTGGCCGGCGGCGTGCAGCGCAGGCAGTCGCATTCGTTGGTGGGGCGGCCAGTGCCGCGGCAGTATTCGGGGCGGTTCATTGGATCTCCCAGAGCAGTTTCTGCCCCTGGTTCGGCGTCTCGACGCGCGGGCGGCTGGGGCAGTTCCAACTGCCGCCGCCGCGGATGCCGACCAGGTGCCAGCCGCTGGCGCGCAGGCTGGCGCCGGCCTCGCTGGCGAGGATGTAGGTGATGAGGCGGCGGTAGCCCAGGGCGCGGGTGGCGCGCCAGGCTGCGCCGTAGAGCTTCGAGCAGCCATTGCGGGTTCCGTCGGTGCAGCAGCGGGTTACCTCGAGCGTCAGACCGTCGTCGAGGTGTCGCGCGACGGGGCGGCCGACGATGGCCACCCCGACGATGCGGTCCCCGGCGGCCAGGCCAAGGCTGAACTTGTGGCCCTGGACCTGGCCGTGGTGGCGGTGGTGCTGCTCGACGAACGTGTTGGCCTCTGCGAGGGTGAGGGGGCAGATGTCGAGTCGCCCCATCGCTATTCCCCGCCTGGCCGGTTGCGGATCAGGGCGCGCTTCGCCCAACTGGTGCGGTCGAGCAGCATGCTGGTGATGAAGTAGAAGTTGCGCCGGCGGTTGACGATGATCTCCTCGTGCCTGGGGTCGCCCGGGTTGAGTACCTGGTGGACGCGGAAGTGCTTGATCTCGCCCCGGGCGTCGTAGACGCGCAGCTTGTCGCCGGCGCGCACCTGGCCGGCGGCGCGCACCTCGGTCCATTCGAACTCCTCTTCGCGCAGGACGCTGGCGCATGCGGTGCGTGCCGCGCGCGCCAGCGCCCGGGCCAGGTCGGTGGGCGTCTGGCGTCGGATCACGTCGGGGTTGAACTCGCGGGCGCACAGCTTAATGAAGTAGTCGGCGTCGAGGCCGTGCTCATTGGTCATGACTCAATCCAACTGGTAGTAGACGTGGCAGGAGATGCCGGCCGCCTGCAGGTGCTTGGCCATGGCCTGCACACCGGCTGCGCGGCGGTTACCGATACCGGCGAATGGCGCATCAAGGTGGAACCAGCCAGCGAAGCGGCCTTTGAAGAGCACCGGAACACCGGCCTTCTTGAGCGAGGCGGTGCGGACGCCGGCGAGGTCGGTCAGAACCACGTGATCCAGGTTCGCGGAGCCGCGGTCATCAGGCTGGGCCGTTGCGGCGGCGCGGCCCGCCTCGATGGCTTCCCGACACAGCGCGGCGATATGGTTGAGGTCAGTCATGGCGTCACCTGCTTGAACTCGACCACCCATACCCAGGGGTTGGCGTCCCAACTGTCGGCGCCGTTGATTGATCGCCACAGGTGCTCGAAGGCATGTTGCGGCCAGGTGAACGCAGGGCCGCCTTCGTCAGTTGCGAACCACCGGCGCTTGTCGAAGTGCACACCCTCGGCGATAGCCTGCTCCTCGCTGATGTCCTGCAGGCGCTCGACGCGCACGGCGGTGATCTCCAGCAGGATGCGGCTGGCCCAGCGCGGCATGTGGATGCTTGGGCGGTGGCGCCAGATCTTGTTCGGTTCCGCTGCGGAATAGGCGCCGTTGCGCAAGCCGCTCGGGTAGTGGCGGTTGGGCTCGTTCGGCGGGGGGCCGTCGGCCGAGTAGACAATCCGCTTGCTGCCGAACCAGGCGCCGGTGTCGTCTTCCGGGTAGGTGGCCTGCCAGTCGCCAGCCTGCCACCAGCTCTCGCGTACCCACAGGCGGTCGCCGGGCTTGCCGTATGGGCAAGCACGCACCTGCTCATCCCACCCTGCATCGGGGTTGTGCGGTTTCGGCGGCATCCAGGCCCAGGGGTTGTTCGCGTAAGGGAAGACCTCGGTAACTATCGCAGGCCACGACGGCTTGACGATCCGGCGCGTGACCGTCTTCCGGCCTTCCAGGATGGCGCGGACCATGGCGCCGCTGAACAGGATGGGGCGCTCCTTCATGCTGCGCTCCTTGCGGGCTCGGTGATGGTGTCGGCCATGACGATCTTCATTCCCAGGTCCACGGCCAGCGCGCGCTCGATGTTGGCGCCGCGGGAGGCGAGCCAGCCCGGGAGCAGGGCGATGGTTTCGCAGGTGACCAACTGGGCCAGAGCCAGGCGCATGTAGCCGGCCCAGGTGCCGCAGGCGGGCGCTGCGTTCTCGGCCGGGTTCTCGACGTGGTAGCCGAGCTGGCGCAGGCGCGCGGCCTCGGCGTGGAAGGCCGGGTAGTTGAACTCCGGCAGGCCTGTGCAAGGCCCTGCAAGATAGATTCGGATCATGAGGCTTTCTGCTCCTGGAGCTTGAGGTGCGCCCAGAGGCGACCGGTCATGATGTGGTTGATGGTTGCCAGGCAGACGCCGTACTCGGCGGCCAGCGCCGCCTGGCTGATGCCGCCGGCGCGGTAGCGCGCGTGAATCTCGCGGACCTTCTGCTCGGTGAGTACCGCCTGGGTATGGGCTGAGCCGCGTTTCGCCTTGGTGATTCGCCGGCCCTTGAGGTCCATGTCCTTCACGTTCTCCTCGTTGGTTCCGAGGAAGAGGTGGGCGGGGTTCACGCAGCGCGGGTTGTCGCACTGGTGCAGGACGCATAGGCCGTGAAAACTGGCGTGATTCGGTATCGGGCCGTTGGCCAACTCGTAGGAGAAGCGGTGCGCGCCGACCATGCTGTTGCGGCGGCTGCCGTCAGGGTTGCGCGCAGGGCCAACGGAGAACTTGCCGTAGCCCTTTCGGTCGGTGGCGGCCGTCCAGATCCAGCAGTCGCCGGACTTGTCGACCTTCGACCAGAAGCGCTCGGCCGCTCGGTTTTCTTCGGGCATGGCTGATCCTCGGCGCCTGCTGGCGCGGAAAAGAGTTTCCGGAAAGGGGTAAGAGATTTCGGGGAGGTCAGGTGGCGGCAGGCTGCTTCTGCGCCAGGATGGCCAGAGCGGCATGGCGGATCATGTAGAGTTCAAGCATCAGCGACTCGGAAGGCGTGGTGACTCTGATTTCCCACCAGTCCGGGCCCAGGCCCAGCGTCTCGCAGTGCTCGTTCATGAGCACGCCTGCCTGGTGCTGGTCCCCGATGTCGGTAGCTTCAGCGAGCAGGTCTACCAATTCGTCCCACTTCTCGTCAGCGTCCTCCTTTCGAGCCTCCACCTGAACGAAGGCGCGAAGTTCTGCCCATCGACTGCCATCCGGCCCGCGTTCCTTCTCCTCGCGAACCCAGGCTGGCAACTCATCGTAGGCATCGCAGTCAGCCTCATCGGCAATGCGCTGGCAAATCCCATTGATAAGCGCACTGCGGAAGGCGGTCTCGTCGAAGTCTCTTTTCTTGCACTTATCATCCAGCTTCGAATGGATGTAGTAGCCGACGTCGTCGCCGGCTAGGAAGTCCAGGCCGTAGCCCAGTCCGACGCTGAAGGTTAGGTTGGCAATGTCGCCCACAACTGCGATGCCGTAGCGGGTGAGCATGATGTCGAACGCGTAGGCGCTGGTGCCGGGCCGCTCGCAGCGCCAGACCTTCACGTCATCGGCGTCTACCAGTGGCCGGTATTGGTGATTCTTCAGGCGCTCGGTGGCCCAGGCCCTGCGCTCGTCGCGGAGCTGTTCGTAGGTTTTCATTCGGTTTCCTTGCGCCTACTGGCGCGGAACTTGTGGAAGAGGGGCTGCTGGGGAGGATCAGGTCAGTTCGAATTCTTGCTGGCGTCGGATCGGCACCGCCGCCGGCGGCGGCAGGGCCTGGCCATGGTCCTTGAGGAAGCGCTGGGCGAGCTGGCGCAGCTGGTTCTCGCCGATGTCGCGGCGTTCGATCAGGTGCTCGCCCGGGTTGCGGACGCCCTCGATCTGCTCGCGCTTCACGCCGAGCACGTCGGAGACGATCGGGTCGCTGCCTTCGTCGGAGATCAGGAAGAACGCCTGCACCGGCAGCGCCTGGCCGTCGCGGTGCACGCGGCCGATGCACTGCTCATGCACACCTGGCGACCAATCGAGTTCGCCGAAGACCACCGTGCTGCAGACGTGCTGCAGCCCGTCGATGCCGGCGCCGGCGCGGAGGCTGATCAGCATCACCTTGCTCTCGCCGGCGATGAACGCGTCCTTGGCGGCCTGCTTCTCCTTCGGCGACTCGCTGCCGGTGTACATGACCGGGTTGAAGTCGGCGAGCTTCTCCTGCCAGATGCCGTAGACCTCGCGGTGCCAGCCGAACAGCATCACCTGCTGGCCGCTTTCCACCAGGAGGCGCACGAACTCGGCGACGTAGGGCGCCTTGGCCACGCCGGTGGCCTGGCGCACCAGTTGGTCGAACTCGCCGGCGGCGCGCATCTTCTCGCCGCGGTAGGCCTCGTTCGCCGCCAGGATCGTCTTGGCCAGCGCGACGGCGTCGCCGGTGATGCGCGCCAGCGCGGCGCTGTCGGACTCGATCTCGTGGGGGATCTTGGCCAGGGCCGGCAGCTCCCGGCCGACTTCCGCCCGGGTGCGCCGCAGCATGATGCCCTCGCGCCGCAGATAGGTGCCGAACTGCTCGGCGTCGCGCAGCTTGGGCTTCTCCCCAGGGCTGCCGATGCACCATTCGCGCAGGAACTCGTCGTAGCCACCCAAGCAGTCGGGGATCAGCGGGTTCACGACGTGGTAGAACTCCGATCCGTAGTTATAGATCGGCGTGGCCGTTAGGCCCATGCGCAGCCGCGCCTGGCTGGCCAGGTAGCAGCAGGCCCGGTAGATGTCGCTGTCGGGGCTGCGCAGCTGCTGGCATTCCTCGAACACGGCGTACTGCACGATCTCGCCCAGGACCTCGGCCCAGCCGCGCAGCTTGTGGTAGCTGACCAGGATGACGTCGGGCAGGGTGTCCCAGAGGTCGGTGATGCGCTGGCGCGGCTGCTTGGTCAGCGGGTAGGGCTGGCCCTTGCGGATGTGGTGCACGCGCAGGGCTGGCGCGAACTCGGCCAGCTTCTCCGGCCAGTGGTTGGGCAGCGCCGCCGGGTAGACCACCACGGCCGGCAGGTTGGCCGGCACGGCCATGGGGCACATGCCGGTCACCGTCTTCCCCAGCCCGAGGTCGTCGGCCAGCAGCAGGCCGCCGCGGATCTCGACCTGGGCGGCGGCGAACCGCTGGTACTCTCTGGGCGGCTTGGCCAGATCGAACGGCGGGACCGGTAGCCGGCCGGCGACCAGGTCCGCCAGGCTGCGTTCCATGGCGTGGTGCTGCTCAGCCAGGTGTTCCAGGCTGGCCCGGGCGTCGGCATCCATCTCCATGGGGTAGCGCTGCAGGAACCACAGCAGCTCCCGGCTGTTCTCCGGGCTGCCCAGCAGGTCGATGAAGTTCGCCGCCTGCTGCGGCACGCGGGGGAAGACGCGCTTCAGTCGGGAGCGAACCTGCGGCTCGCAGCTGATACGCCAGTAGCGGCCGTTGTAGGCCACGGTTCCGTAGTTCGTCATAGCGCTTGCCGTCCCAGTCGTACCATCTGGAATGCCTTGCCGCCCCAGGCGGGGCGGTCTTTCAGGGGCGCCTCCGCCCACCGCTGCGTGCTCGCCAGCAGCACGCCGGTGACCTGCGGCAGGTGGATGTAGCGGTCAACCTGGCGCAGGGCCTCGGCGAGCGTGCCGTCGACTTTCACCTCGATCACCAGGCCGTCGAGCCAGAAGTCGGCCCGGTTCTTGGCGTCGAGGATGTGCTCGCGCTCGAAGCTGATGCCGGCCTGGTCGAGCACCTCGGCGATGGCCTCGTGCAGCTTCACCTCACTGCTGTAGCGGTAGAGGTAGCCGCCCAGCAGCCGAGCGGCGCGGGACAGGTGCATGTGGATCGGCGAGGCGTCCCCGGTGCGAAGCGGGGCGCCATTCACGGCGCCACCTTCTTCATCTGGGCCTTGAGCTGTTCGGGCACCCCGTGGATCAGCAGGGTGTCGCGGCCGGCGTCGAACTCGACCTTGGAGCCCAGCAGGTGGGGCGCGAAGCTGATCGACAGGCCGTCGGCCTTCGCGGTGAAGCGCCGGAAGCTGTTCAGCGTGCGCTTGTCCGGCGGAATCTCCTGGGCCAGGCCGTAGTCCTTGTCGCGGATGAAGTCGGCGAAGGCGCGCGGCGCCTGCTCGTCCATCAGCTCGGACAGGGCGTCCAGGGTGATCGGTGCGCCGATCTTCGCCTGCGCCGCGGCGTAGTCGAGCAGGGTTTCGGTCTTCTCGCGCGCCTCGGCGTCCGGCAGGTCCTCGCTCTCCACGAAGTCGCTGAAGGCCTTCAGAAGGGTGCGGGTCTCGCTGGGGGCGTCGACGCCCTCGGTGCAGCCGATGCAGTCGTTGAAGTAGGAGGTGAACTTGCGGCCGCGCTTCGGTTTCAGGAACGAGATGTACTGCTTCGACGCCTTGTTGGTGCGCCACTCCGATAGGTTGATGCGCGCCGCGAACTGCAGGTGGCCCAGGTCGAAGCTCCGGGTGGTGACCGCCTCCAGCCGCTCGTTGATGCCGACGCTCTCGGTCTGCTGCAGCAGCGCCACCACCAGGTAGTCGGTCATGCCCTGCTGGAAGTGGTTGATCAGCAGGTGGCCACCGACGCTCAGGTTCGATTCTTCCATCAGGGCCTTCATGTGCTCGGCCGTCACCTTGGCGAAGGCGACGAAGTCCTGTTCGCCGTCCAGGTACTTGGTCAGCCAGCCGCTGAAGGGATAGGCGCCTGACTCCTCGATGAACAGGCCCCAGGCCTTGCCCGGCTTGGAGTTGTAGGCCGTGCCCAGGTCGAAGTGCAGATTCTCCAGGGCCTGCGATTCGGCCAGCGCCTGGGCGGCCAGGTGCAGCACCGCGGGGTTGCCGTCCGGCTTCTTGTCGATGTGGTGGATGATCGCGTTGCGAATGGGCATGACGATTCCTCGGCGCGTGCTGGCGCGGTGAGAATGAGTTGGGGTAGGGTGACTTTCTTACTTAATTGCCACGGAAGCTGTCATGGTCGGAATTGCGCACATTGCCCAGTACCAAGAAGCGTACAAAGCGGCGCTGACTATCAACCGGGAATTCCCGAACTTAGATGCTCAAGGGCTGTTGATCCTGTTCGGTAATTTCGAACGGCTGATAGTTCCGCTTGTTGAGGAGGTTGCGCCTGGATGGGAGCACTGCGGCTCTCTCGGGCGCCATATGACTTTCTTGAAGCGATACCTCGACCACGGGCAGAAAGAGCTGTGTGCAAGCGACGCGTTCGACATCGTCTACTACGACATGCCAATCCTTGCGGACTACTTGATTGCTGGAGCTGGCGGGCCTGGTGAAACGGACCCGCGCTTATTTGAGGCCACGAACCGGCTGTTTGAAATCGGCGACCACGCCTCGGTGATTCGCGCCGCATTCCCTGTGCTTTCTGCGCGGCTTCGCCGGCTCTTTGGTATTCCGCTCGGGTCGGATGGCGAAGGATTGGTTAATGCCATCTTCGCCAGAGGCGAAGGAACTAACCCTGTCCGTCTTGATAACGACGAGAAGACTGCATACAGAAACTTGCTGGCAGGGTTTTATGCGACTTATAGGAACAGGCTGAACCATGATGATTTCCAGCCGACACTATCTCAGGCAAAGGGCGTAGTTGAGATGACAAACTCGCTAATTAAGGACCTTGAGGAAGTTGCCGAACAATCCGCGAGGCAGAACTTGCCTTGATATTTCGGCAACTCGGGCCCTGCTAGCGCAATGGCATGGAGCGGGGTAGGTTCGTTAGCCCGGCATGGGGCCGGATTAAGGAGAAAGTGAAAATGGAAAACGACCAGGACATCTACAAGCGCAAGCTCGGCGTCCCAGCGGAGCATTCGCTCGTAGAGACTGCATCCAAGCGTGAGCAGCGGCATGGCCAGGACGCGGACATCTACTGGTTCGACGAGGTAGACGCGGAGGGGAATGTGGTGAATCAGCACGTCCTTCGCGACAGCATGTCGATCTATCCGCCGTACGGCAGGACCATCACCGTAGAGTGATGACGTGCGGGGCGCCTCTAGCCCCGCACCTCCATGTACGCTGCTACGAACTGCGTCGCCGCTTCAGCATTGAGGGCGTTTCCGTAGGCGCGCAGGCGTCCACCTCGATCGGTATTGCCATCAGCCAACGGCTCAATGCCGGGTTCAAGTAGACGCCAGGAACCGTCGGCTCCTTCCATTGGGACCGCGGCAGACCATGGAGGCAAGCCGCATCGGTCAGGGTAACCCCCCCGTGGTGCCGACTTCCCTGCCTCCGGCTGCTCGTTGCATTTCGACTCCCGATGGCGTCCTGGGCGGTTGGCGTGGGCCACGATCCACAGGCGTTGTCTGAGGTGCGGAGCGCCGATCCCCGCAGAGCAGATATCGAACGCTGCGCAGGCGTAGTTCTCTCCCTCCATGTCAGCCTGAACAAGGTCGAGCCACGCGAGGCCAGCCTTGCTCGCAACCTGCTCCCCAAAGATGACTTCAGGACGGCACTCTCGGATGAGATGATGCCATGCTGGCCAAAGGTGCCGCTCATCAGCAAACCCAAGCTGCGCGCCTCCCTCGCTGAAAGGTTGGCAAGGACAGGAACCCGTCCAAACAGGTCGATCATCTGGCCATCCGGCGCGGCGAAGGGCGAGAGACCAGACGCCGATACCGGCGAAGAAGTGGCATTGGGTGTAAGGGCGGAGGTCATCGGGGTGTACGTCCTCGATCGAGCGTTCGTCGACGTCGCCAGGCGCGATGTGGCCGGCGGCGATCAGGTTGCGTAGCCACTGGGCGGCGTAGGCGTCGTGCTCGTTGTAGTAGGCGGCATGCATGGCTATGCCGCACTGCGGTTCGGCTGTGCTCCGTAGGGTGCCCACCCGATCTTCGGCGCCTTGGTCTTCTTGTCGATGAGGGGATTGCCCTTCTCATCGGTGAGGGTGACGCGCGCTTTGATGTGCATGTCGCGGCACTTCAAGGTCCGCCGCGCCAGGCGGATGAAGTCGTCGGCGTACTGGGGCGAGTCGAACAGAGGACTGAGCTGCTTGGTCTTCGTGCCGGCCATGATCTCGTCGGCGCGCTTCTCGCAGAGCGCGAGCCACTCGGTCATGGGGATGCCAACCTCGCCATGCAGGGTTTTCCGAGTTATCTTCACGGTCTTCCTGGCCTGCTCAAGCGCCACGTCTCGAGTCATTCCGAATACGGCGAAGGTACTCATATCCGATCCTCCAGCCGCTTCGCCCACGAACTGATCGCAGTCCGTAGGTCATCGGTCATGTCGTGCTCGCCGAGGAGCGCGCGCAGATTTTCCAGATCCATCCTCACGCGGCGCTTGAGAGCCCTGCGCTCGTCATGCAAGCAGTCGAGCTCGGACTCCGCCTCGCGGAGCTGGCTCTGCAGCTCCTCCAGTTCGGATTCGTGATCGGTCTCGCCGGCCGCGATGCGCCGGGCGAGCTCTACGGCGGCTTCCGGGCAGACGCCGGCGTAGCCTTCCAGCTCCTCGTCGGAGCAGGCTTGAACGGGTAGGGTCATGGTCTTCTCCAGATGGAGTAACCCGGCCCCGTTTACGGCGGCGCCGGGTATCTAGTTGGCTATCGAGGTAGGCAAGGCGCACTCAGTCCGCCGATCTCTACCTGGCGGATGCGCTGCCGCAGCCAGTCGGGATTCACGCCAAGGCCGCTTGCGATGTGCTGCCAGTCGATGCCGGCAGCGCGGAGTTCGTATGCCAGGGCGAGCTCGTTGTTGCCCAGGCGACCATTCGGCCGGGCGCTCATTGCTCGCTCCTGTCGAGGGCATCAGCTTCGCGCCGGCCCTCCGCTTCAAGCCTGCGCGCCACGCTTTCGCTGATTGCGATTTCGTGGCGCGGAACGGCGAGGAGCTGAGCGGCGCGGTCGGGCCCCAAAGCATGCACATTGAGGATCAGCAGCTGCACAGCCTCGGCTTTCTGCTCGATGTCACCCCAGCGCATCAGGTCGTCCAGCTTGGCCAGCACACCAGGTCGAACCCGGTGCCGCAGTTCCTCCTCGCCGACCTCGGCGCGCTTCGCTGCAGCCTTGGCGGAGCGCTCCTGCTGAGTCTTCGCCATCAGCCTTCCGTCCCCGGGTTGTCGCGCCCCATCCGCTCCAGTTCGCTGGCGCGCTGGCAGGCATCGTTGTGGCTGCGACGGAAACCGCGCACTTTGCCGGTGGCGGTCTCGACGATGTGGAAGAAGCCGCGACCGGCGGGCTTCACCTGGTACAGCGGCACCTCGGCGGCCAGGCGCCGGCGGACGGCGAATGCCTGGCGCGCGGCGGCGGTCTGGCGGAGCAGGTCGGCCAGCTGCTGCTGGCAGGGGATCAGCTGTTGCATGGCGTTTCCTCTGTTGGGTGGTTTCCTTTCGGCAGCACTCGGTCGCGCGGCTGTGCGCCGGTGGGCGCCGCGGTGAGTGCTGTCGGAAAGAAACTGGAGGGGGGGAAGGGGAAAGGCCGGCGGTGCCGGCCTTTCGGTCTCACAAACGCCGCCGTATGTGAGTGTTTCGCGGCGCGCCCGGCGTTGTTGCCGAACTACCTGGGTTGATGGTCTACATGGCTGCCACTCCTCCTGCAGGGGTTACTGGTAGGTCTTGGTCAGCGAGCCGCTGACCGACTTTCCTCGGTTCAGGACCACCCTCGCCAGCGCCGCGCGGTCCTGGTGTGAATGACTGGCCTGGCGCAGCAGGCCGAAGTAGCTATTGGCGACGGTCCGCATGTCCTCCGGCGGCGCCGCGGCGACTCGCCGAAGCGCCTCCTTCGCGGTCCGCTTCCTGGTAGTGCGCCGCCAGGGTTTGATGACGTGGCCGACGAAGTCGACGCCGCGCTCAACGGGCTGCAGGATGGTCTTCGCCGGGTTGAGCCGGGCGCCCAGGCTGGGCAGGAACGCCTCGATCGCCTCGCGCCACTCGTTGAGCTGCTGCGGCGACTCATGCAGCAGCAGGAAGTCGTCGACGTACCTGATGTAGTGCCGCGCGTGCAGCTCGTGCTTCACGAACTGATCAAGGTCGTTCAGATAGATGTTGGCGAAGAACTGGCTGCTGAGGTTGCCGATGGGAAGTCCCAGGTGTGCCGGCTGGGAGGCGAGCTGCTTGTGCTGTGGGACCTTGTTGAAAAGCTTGGGCGAGCTGCGCACCTCGTAGTCGGTCCGTGGATCGTGCCAGAGGATCTGCAGCGCCAGGCGCCTCCACCAGGTGTCATCGATCAGGCGCACCAGCTGGTTGCTGAGCACGCGCTTGTCGATCGTGACGAAGAAGTTCGCCAGGTCCAGCTTGAGGTAGTGCGCCGGGCGGCTCCAGTTCTGCGTCACGCTCCGTATCTTGCTTTCGAGCCGCTCGGCGGCGTACAGCGTGCCGCGGCCCGGGATGCAAGCGCAGCTGTCGGCGACGAACTTTGCTTCGATGCTGGCGCCGACCTGGTTGTAGAGCAGGTGATGCACTATGCGGTCGCGGAATTCTGCGGCCCACACCTCGCGATGCTTCGGCCGGGTGACGACGAAGCAGATACTTCGGCCAGGCCGGTAGGTACCGGCCAGCAACTCGTCGTGGAGATCCAGCAGGTTCTCCTCGAGGTTCATCTCGAAGTGCCGTGCGCTGTTGGTGTTGCGCTTGTGGCGCCGGCAGTCGAAGTAGGCCTGGGCCAGGTCTTCGAAAGTGAAGGGTGCAACCATCAAATCTGCGGACGGGGCGGGCGACGCGCTCGTTGTTCTTGTCGTTGTTGTTCTGCCAGCCATCTTCGAAGTCCATGTTGTAGGCGTTGTTGGCGGAGCGCTGCGACCTATCGTGCTATCCACGTCGCCCCGCCGATTGCTCAACGGAGAAACTGCGCCAGGCCTCGCCGGTAGCCGGTGGTCCCTGTGGGTGCGCATGGCGGTGCCCAACCGGGCAGCGGCACGACCAGATTTGGCGCGCAGGCAGGAGGGCCGTAACCCTCAAGCAACGGGCGCAGTTTCGGTGGCTTTCTTCCAGGCGTTGGCCTGGCGGCCGATGGAAGCGGTCAGCTTCATGGCCTTGGCTTGCTGCGGGATGCTGATGAATCGCTCGTTCACCATCGCGCGCAGCAGCAGGTTGATCTTCCAGATGCTCTGGAGCAGCTCATCAAGGAGCGGGCGACGGTTGCGATCCATGTTGGCTCGGCCGATCAGCACCAGGACCTCCAGGGCCTCATCGCGGAGCTTGCCGCCGATGAGTTGCTTCATGTCGCGCGGGATGTGCCGAACCAGCTTGAGCACGACGCCGAACAGCTCCTCGGCACTGCGGTGGATCTCGAGTTCGGTGTGCAGCGCCATCCCGACTACCTCGAAAAGCGAGGGCGCTGACGCGCCCATGAATGAAGGATTGAAGGACTAGATGAATTTCCTGCGGACGGGGCGGGCGACGCGCTCGTAGCTCTTGACGTTGCTGTCCTGCCAGCCACCTTCGAAGTCCATGATGTAGGCGAGGTCGGCGGAGCGCTGCGTGCTCGACCAGTGATAGCCCTTGCTGAACAACTCGGGCACGTTCGCCTCGGCGATCTGGTTCTCGCGACGGGAGCCAAGGTAGAAGTCGGCATGGCCATCGGCGGTGTACTCCGAGGCCAGCTTCGCCGCCGGGTGCTCCTCGCTGTCGCCCAGCAGGGCCCGGGTGTTCGCTAGGCCGTCGCTGGCACTGTCGGCGCCCTCGGTTTCGTGCCCGTAGCCACCATAGGCTGCGCGGAACTCTGCAGCGGGGCCGGCGGCCACGATCAGGTAGTAGTCGCGACCGCCATTCTCGCCGCGCACCAGGCCGGCGTTGTGGCCGCCCTCACCGGGCCAGTAGGCGCCGAGCGGCGGGATGCTGTTGGCCGGTTCGAGGGTGCTGAACACAGCATCGCGAATCGGTTCGACCGCCAGGTCGGGGCTGAAGAAATTGATGGTCAGGTGGTTCAGGCGCCCGATCTTCAGCGCGGGCAGTTGCTTCGCTTGCATGGGAGGTCCTCAACGGAATAGGGCGCAGGCGGCCGGCGCTTGCCCGGCATGCTTCTGGTCTGACCGCGGTGGGCGCGGTCCCGCGAATCGCCTGCTGGAGAAGGAATGAATCAGTGGATCACTGAAGGATGGGCAGGCTGCGGACGGGGCGGGCGACGCGCTCGCCGTCCTTGTCGACGTAGTGCTGCCAGCCATCTCCGAAGTCCATGCTGTAGGCGCCGTAGGCGGAGCGCTGCGCGCTCAGCCAATAGAGGCGGTCCTCGCGCAGATCGGTGACCAGACCGGCGTGCTTGGCCGCCATCAGCAGTTGGCCTTCCAGAGGTGCGGCGATGTGCGCACCCAACTCCAGGACCTTCTTGGCGAGTTCGCAGCCGGCTTCAGCCATGGCGCGGGTGTTGGCCAGGCCGTCGACGTAGTGGGTGAGCACGTCCAGGCCATACTCGCCCCAGGCGCCTTCCAGTTCGTACTCGGGGCCGAGCATTACCAGGGCGCGCTCCTGTGCGTTCACCCAGTAGCGTTCAACGAAGGTGCCGCCGGCCAGGGGCTGGCCGCGGGCGGGAAGTTCTGCAGCGGAAATGCTGGTGATGATCTCGGTCATGGTGCTGTCCTTGTGCTCGACTGGGCGTAAAAAGGCCCGGCCGGAGCCGGGCAATACCAAGGGGGTGTTGATGCTCGTCGCATCCCACTGCCGCCTCGGTGAAGCGGCAGAAGTGATGCTGATCAGATGATCGCGGTGAGCGTCTTGGATCCGTCCCCGTGCTCGGTGGTGAGCATCATCGGAGCAGGGCGCGCCTGGCGTCGGATGTGGGCGTTGCAGTCACGGTGCAGCGGGTCGTTTTCACCGCTTTCATCCGGGAGGAGGGTCGTGCAGCGCAGGCCGTCGTCTTCTTCGGTCGGAATCGCAAAGTCGGCCATCATGGCTATGCCATGCTCCTTGCAGACGTCGATGATCTTCGTCATCAGCGGGCTGATCTGCTCGTCGTAAATTTCTTCTTTGTTCATGGCGCTCTCCTGGTTGTCATCCCGCTGCACCCGGTCGCCCAGGTGCAGAAGTGATGCTCTCGGTGTTGCCGCCGCGCTCAGCAATCTGGCGTCTCGCGCGGCGTGTTTCGGTCAGGTGTTGGACCGGTGCGCACGAGTGGCGTAGCACCAAACCGGCCAAAGCTGCATCGCTGCGGCGATATTCGCGTTCGTGCCTTCCCACCCATCCAGCAGTTCCGCTGCCTGCTCACGAATGGGCTTGGCTGATTCGAGCTCAAAGCGCTGCTCGCAATAACGCGCTGCAAACTCGCGGCTGATGTTGAAGATGGGGGAGGCCATGGTCAGCACCATGTCCTCGGCGATCTCTGCCGGGCTGCGCCCGTAGGTAGCGGCCATCTCTTATCCCTCAATGTCGAAGTGGCGGCGGGCGAACCGCTCCCCGATCTCATCGAGAAGGGCCTCGGCGCCAAAGTGGTTAACGATCTGCTCGATGTCGAAGTTCTCCAGCACCGAGGTGCCGTCCGCATCGAATGCTGAGATGCCTACCGTGGTGCGGCTGGCTGGATCGACGTCGATCTTGTAGGCCGTGAAGTTCAAAACGCTGATGTTCATGAGCCTGTCCTCTTGGCTGACTTCCCAGATGCCACCCTCTGGATGGCATCGAGGAAATCGGTGTTCTCCGCGTTCGCCTAACTGGGCTTCTACAACCCGCGGGTGGTGCTGTCCTCACCACTGCCGATAGCAGCTCGGACTCGATGTGTTTGGCCTTGGGCTTCCCTCGCTGCGCCTTCAATCGGTGTACGGAGCAGGTCGTGGGGGACTAGGTGATCTCGCGGTTCACTGCAGCCCGGCGGCCTGGTGATGTGGGCAGCTGCTCGCGAGGTGCCGATCCGAGCATCGGCTGGGCTTAGTGCTTCATGGGCTGGTTCCTCCTCTGTGTTTGTTCCTCGCCATGCTCGTCGCCGGGTTTCCCCACCTCTGCCCGCTGCCGCTACTGGCGTCACATCGGGTGGCTCGCATGGTTTGGCGTCCTCGCGATATGGCGAGTCCGGCAGCTATCCAGAGGCTGCGTGGGCGACGGTTTAGCTTTCTCTCCACCGGCAGGCGCCGGTACGTCGCTGGGTACGTCTGGTTGTTAAAGAGCGGTGCCCGGGTGGGCTGCCGGTGAACTGGCGTGGAACAAATATGTACCATAGGTTCACTTTAGGTCAAGAACCAAAAGTACATATTTTGGCCGAATGATCACATGTGATTGTTTTTAGTGAATAAATTTTATGTACCGATGGTTCTTGATTCGCCGCGTTCTATCTAATACTGTATGTGCATACAGTTATTGCAAAAGGAGAGTTGTAATGGCGAAGCAAGCAAAGAGGCAGGAACCCCGCGCACCGAGCAGCTACGAGGTGCTGGGGAGAAGAATTCAGCGACTGATGGGCATGCCGGCCGCGCAGCTGGCGCGGTCGCTGACCATCAGGAAGGAGGAGGGTGAGAGCCAGGTTGACTGGGACCGGCTGCTGGACGAGATGACCCTGGCTGACGGGGTGGACATCGAGGAGGGAGAGGAGGGCGCTGTCACCATTCGGTGGCAGGTGGACGAGAGCGCCTGGTAGGGAAGGCTGGGCGCCCCGCGCTGATGTGGTGATGAGCCGCGTAGCCATGGATGTACAATCCGCGCGCCCAAACCAGGAAGCGAAAATGAACAGCGTTAGCCGCAGGATCGATCAGTTGCGCCGGAAAATCCCTGGCTTCGAGTGCAAGTCTGGCTGCCACGACTGCTGCGGACCGGTCACTGCGTCTTCGGAAGAGATGGCCCGGCTGCCAGCCAAGAGTCAGGCCGAGCACGATGCTGCCTTGGCGGAGTGGAGCTGTGTCCATCTTGGCCCCAATGGGTGCGAGGCGTATGAGCAGCGCCCACTCATCTGCCGGCTGTTCGGGACCACGCCCAGCATGCCGTGTCCGGAGGGGAGAGGGCCCGAGACGCCTACGGATGAATCGGTGGTGCGGCAGGTCCACCAACTGATCGCCAGTACGCGACAGGTTCTGGTTTAGGCTGCTGAGAAACGAAAAGCCCCGCAGTGCGGGGCTTTGTCGTTTCAATGAATGGCTTCTGGGATGCCTTGCCGAATCTCGTCCAGCAGACTTTGATCGGGAAGTTCGTTGCTGACTACTCGGACCGAATCGATCTCGATGAGCTGATCCACAATGTCGCTATACGCCGAGAGCAGTTTTTGTTTCTTGCTTGCTGGCGGCGCAGCAATAAACAGGGTGTCTCGAGCCAGTTTATTGGCCCTATGGAGTCTACGTACCTTTGCGAGCCAGGCATCGCCGTGCTCGAGTATCTTCGCTGGCTCATCGTGCCCCAAGTGAATAGGCTTGATGGCTTGAACGGCGCCATCGGTGTCCAGAATCACATAGGGGAATTTTACCGGGTAGTCGGTGGTTCCTAGCTTCTGCTCCTTGTAGCGCTGCTTGAGGTTGGCGGCTGCAAGCAGATGCCCAAGCTGACGCTCCAACACTTTCTCCTCATACTCCTTGCTCGCGAAGCTGAGGTTGATGTAGTGGTCGAAGATTGATTGGAGCGCCTCATCAACCCTCTCCACAGCGATGGTTCCAGGCGCGCTGAAGCGCATCATGGTCTCGCGTGGATGGATCAGGCTCTTGAATGCTGCAAGCTGAGTGGATTGCTGGTCCCGGTACTTGCTGAAGAAGATCGACAGGCGCGCGAGTTCCTGCTCAACCTCGGCGCGCGCGCGGATGTATATCTTGGCGTCGAGCTTGTGGAAGAAGTTGGTCACACGCTGGCGCTTGGTTTCGACTTTGTAGTGAAACTCGCCATTGCTGGCCAGCAGAACCACTCCGATATTCACGAACTCCCCCGTCTCGGGGTAGGGGAGGAATCGCAGGATCGAATAGTTGCAGAAGTAGTTCATAGCTGCCCCCAGAAGCGCTCGTCCCTGAACTGATGCAGCGTTTCAAGCCTTTGAAGCAGGGTGGGAATGGTTTCGTCGATCTCGTCCGAATCTCGGTAGATCCACTCTACCGGCAAAAGGGCTACGATCCTATCCCAATGCCCAAGGGCTGCGTCAAGTTCCCGTGCATATTCCTGACGAGTGACCAGGTCCTGGAAGTGACGGAGCTGATCGCGGAACACGTGGTTGTCGCAAAACTCTTCAGCGGTCAGGCTGGCATCGAACGCCACGTTGTGATCGATCACCACTAGGTTGCCCTGTGAGTCCAGGAGGAGATTAACGTTCCCTCCGTTTTCGCCAAGGCATCGGTCACCATTCTGAATCCACCAGTCGAAAAGCAAGACTTTGCGCTGCAGTTCCAGTGGGACGCTTCGCAGGCCGGCCCACATCAGCTCGTTGACATTCTCGACCTGCCTTGAGGCGAAAGCAGGCCCCCCGGATAGGTCCCGAATGTTCTCCATGGGGCTGAAGTCGATAAGGCCCTGCGGGATGTCTATGATGCGCCATTCTGGAATCGGCAGCCCCATGAGCACGCCAAGCTCGGCAGCGATAACTTCAGACATCAGAGAAGGGCCGCCTGCGCGATTGAGCCCCTTCACAAAATAGCGATTTCCATCGTCGGCGCGCACCAGAAACGGCCTGACAGAGATGCCCTGCTCACTCTGGCGGATGACCTCTATGGCTGTGACCCGATCAGGCATTCCATTTCCTTTGCAGTTCCAATTCCGATCATGCAGCCGCTGCCTAATCGAGCAGTGCGACTACAGGTCTCCGCCACGCCAAACGATCTGCCCCATCAGCGACATTGGCTCGTCATCCTCGTCCAGCCATTGGTCAGGGAATTCGCGCTTGTCGAGGTTGTCGCTGATCAGCCCCCACTGGTTCACAGCGCTGGCATGCGAAAGGCGCTTGATGATCACGCCGTCGGCGCCGTTGAGGGCGAAGATTGTGTTGTGGATCGGCTCCTTCTGAGCCTTGTTCAACAGCACCACGTCGCCATCGTTGATGGTGGGATGCATGCTCCACCCGTCGGCATAGAAGGCTTCCAGATATTTCACATTCAAGCCCCTGGCCATGATCCAGGATCGCTTGAACGCCAGATGCCCCTTCACTTCGACGTAGGGGTTCTCGTAGCCGCGGCCCATTGCGCCCCTGGCGCTCTTCAGCGGGACGTGGACGTATTCGTCATCGGATGAGTCCACCGAAGGTTCGGGCTCTGGCTTCGCCTGGTCCGACTCACGCATTTCGCCCAAGCCGTATTCCAGCCATTCGACTCGCACACCCAATGAGCTGGCAATCGCCTGCATGTTGGTGCGGCCAGGCATGCTCTCCATGTTCAGCCATTTGCTTGCGGCCTTCGGCGTCACCTTGGTGATTTCCGATAGGCGAGCGCCAAGCCCCCAGTCTGGAATACCCGAGGCGCTTGAAGCCTGCTTGAGGCGGGCGACGAAGGCCTGCCGTATATCGATCGATTGAACCATAGGTTCACTATCCCATGTGCTTGCCTGTACTTTCAGTTCCGATCTAATATGTACTTATGGTTCATATAGGTCCGGAGGCCCCATGAGCACCCTCAAGCAAGCGATTGAAGACGCCGGTGGCGCTGCAGCTGTTGCGGCTTCCTGCGGCGTAAGCGCTCGCGCCATCTACAAATGGGCTGCCTCGGGCAGCCTGCCTCGCACCGAATACACCGGCGAGACCGACTACGCCGACCGCATCGCCCGCCTGGCTGCAGAGCGCGGGAACCATCTGGACGCTGCTGCTCTTCGTGCCAGTGCAGCCCCGAAGCGCAGCGCCGCATAGGAGCAGCTCCCCATGACGATCCCTGCCACCGACAGCCAGCGACCGCTGCTGCGCGCCGACGAGGAGAGCCGCAGGGCGTTCTACTCCCGGTGCCTCAACTCTGGTTTGGCTCTGTTCGGATTGCATTCCACATCCGGACGTAGTTCTCGAGGCCGGAAATGACTTCGTCGGGAACGGAGGAATAAGCGAGGTGCGACCTGGCATGCGCGACTTCGTTATCGAATTCAGAGAGCAATCGAGCCAGATGCTCCTGAGGTAGCGACCTGGCGACAGCAGCAAGCATTGAGTGCACTCCGATCAGTTCGCCTTTCTGGGCGTTCATGGTCGCGATGATTTTATCGATGACGTCAGTCATGCCGGGCCTCCGTGGCCGTTTCGTGTGGAAGCAAAACGATACCACGCAGCGCCCGGCGCCTATTTGAGATCAGCTTGCCAGCATGACCTGGCGGGCTCCACGGAAAGAGAAGCGAGGGTTTACGAATGCAGCAGTTCCTGAGGGCATGCCACGACACCGTGAAGGACTACGGGGCCGAAAAGCTCGCCGGCCAGATGGGGCTTCCCCATGTGAGCCTGCTGCAGCGTGCGAACCCAGACAACGATTCGCACCGCCTGACCATCAACCACCTCTACCAGATCCTGCTCCACACCGGCGATCTGCGCCCGCTCCAGGAGTTGGCGCATTCCTTCGGCTTCCACCTGGTCGCCCGTGAAGTCGCCCCGGAGGAGTGTCTGGCCAATGCCACGCTGGCGATGGCGAGCGAAGCGGCGGACGTGACGAAGGCTGCCATTGAGGCGCTGGCCGACGGCGTTGTCACCCGCATGGAGTGCAAGAGGATCGAGCGGGAAGGGGAGGAGGCGAAGAACAAGATCGACGTCGTCATCGCCACGGCGCGCGCGAAGGTCGGCGGCCACTGAAAAAGCAAAACCCCGGCACGGATGGGGATTCGGGGCCGGGGTTTTTGACGAACGGGAGTAAGTATGCACACGACGAACGGAACTGACAATGCCGCGCCACGTTTTCCGGCATCGCAAAACGTGGCGCGCACGATGATGACCTCGCGCGAGATCGCCGAGCTCACCGGCAAGCAGCACAAGCACGTGATCCGGGACATCCGCGAGATGCTCGACGCCCTGTCGGAGGATGGTCCAGTTCTGGACCATGTCCGCGAGGACCGGGACGCCAGGGGCTACACGACGAACTTCCACCTGGACCGCGAGCTGACCGAGACGCTGATCACCGGCTACAGCATCCCGCTGCGGCACCGGGTGATCCGGCGCCTGCATGAGTTGGAGGAGCGCGCCGCGGCTCCGGCCATCCCGCAGACCTACTCCGAGGCTCTGCGAGTCGCAGCTGACCTCCACGAGCAGAACACCCAGCTGCGCATGGTGGTGGACGAGCAGGCGCCCAAGGTCGAGGCCCTGGGGCGGATCGCCGAGGCGCGCGGCACGCTCTGCCTGACCGACACGGCCAAGCACCTGAACATCCCTCGGCACAAGCTGATCGACTGGATGCGCGAGAACCGCTGGATCTACCGCCGGGAGGGCTCGGCCCACTGGCTTGCCTATCAGCCGCGCATGGCGGCCGGCCTGCTCGAGCACCGGGTAACCGTGATCGGCACCGACTCCATCGGCGACCAGCGCCTGGCCTCCCAGGTGCGCGTCACGCCGAAGGGGCTGGCCAAGCTGGCCCAGAAGGTCGCGGAGGGAGCGCTGTGAGTGTTCAAGCCATGACCTGGGCCCTGGAGCAGCGCGTGGTTACCGACTCCTCTGCCCGCCATGTGTTGCTGTGCCTGGCCAATTACGCCGACAAGCACGGCCGGGGCGCCTTCCCCTCGGTGGCCAGCCTTGCGGATGACACCGGCCTGTCCGAGCGGACCGTGCAGGCCAAGCTGCGCCTGCTGGAAGACCTGGGTGTGATTGTCGAGGGCAACCGGGCGATCGCCGCGGCGTACATCACCCGTCGGGACCGTGTTCCGACCTGCTACGACATCGTCATGGAACGGGGTGAAGCTGCTGCACCCCGTCAAAATGAACGGGGTGAAACCACTGCACCCCGTGAAGATGCCACGGGGTGCAATCTACAGCAGAACGGGGTGCAAATTACGACGGAACGGGGTGCAGCCGCTGCACCCAATCCGTCATTGAACCATCAGGTAACCGAAGAGCAGCTGCAACACGCGAGCGATCCGGTCGATGTTCGCCAGCGCTTCGCCATGACCGAGGACTGGGAGCCGGACCCTGACGACCTGGCTGCGCAGACTCGCCTGATGGGTATCCCGGTGTCGGCGATCACGCTGACCGTCGTGAACAAGTTCAAGGCCCACTGGCTGGCCCTGCCGGATGCCGTGTTCACCCAGGCCAAGTGGGCGAACGAGTTGGCGAAGTGGATCAAGCGGGAGCGCGTCGAGGACGCAGCAGGCGAGGCCGATGGCGGCGCCTGGGGCGCGAACGGGGTGCGCGTATGAGCCGGCCCAAGCGTGCTGACCTGATCGCAGCGAACCTCCGCGCCGCTCCGGCCCAACCCGCCCCGAGCGCGAAAGTGGTCCCCGTTGACGACTTCGCCCGCCAGGTGATGGACGACCTGTTCGACCGCATCCGCGGCATCTGCTCCGGCTGGCGCTCCGCCTGGTACACCCAGACGGTGATGGGCAAGGCCAAGGAGGAGTGGCTGGCCGAGTTCGCCAGGGCCGGCGTGAACAGCCAGGAGCTGGTCGACAACGGAGTGCGCGCCCTGCGCCAGAGCAAGCGCGAGTTCGTGCCGCCGCCGGCGCTGTTCGTGGACTGGTGCTTCGGGGCCGACCAACTGGGCCTGCCAAGCCTGGAGGAGGCCTACCGCGAAGCCCTGGCCAAGACGCACCCGGCCGCCGCCGCGACCGCCATCTGGAGCCATGCCGCGGTGTACCACGCCGCCGCCCGGGCCGGCTTCAGCAACCTGCAGCAGCTCAGTCGCGACGACGGCATGAAGCTGCTGGAGAGCAAGTACTCCCAGATCCGCCGCGAGATCGCGAAGGGCAACAGCCTGCCGCCGGTCCCCGTGGCGGCCCTCCCGCAACCGTCGAAGGCGGCCGATCCTGACCTGGGCAACGCGGCCCTGCAGGCCATCCGTGCTCGCCTGAAAGGAGCTCGCAATGTCTGACCTGAACCCGCTGCGCTGGCGCGCCAAGCGCAATCGCGATGGCCAGCAGATCCCGAACTGCTGGATCACCGACAGCGGCTATACCGTCGCCGGGTGCCGGCTGCCGGAGAAGCGCTTCACTGTTACCCGGCCGGGGTGTTCTGCTCCGTTCGCCTATCTGGGCAGTCGCGAGGATGTGGTGGCGATCATCCGGGCCGACATGAAGGCCAGCGGGGTGTCGGCATGAAGGGACGCAACCCCACCGCCGAGCAGAAGCGCTGGCACGACCTGCTTGTCAGCGTGGTCGGCTGCATCGCCTGCCGCGTCGAGCACGGCGTGCTGAACGACTTCTGCAGCATCCACCACGTCGATGGCCGTACCAAGCCGCACGCGCACTGGTACGTGCTCCCGCTGTGCGCCGGGCACCACCAGGCCGGCACCGGCCCGGAGAACTTCCCGGGTGTGGCGGTGCACCCGTTCAAGGCGCAGTTCGAGGCCCGCTACGGCCGCCAGGCTGACCTGGTGGGGCAGTGCGCTCGCATCGTCGCCGAGGCCGGCCACGATATCCCGGCCGGCTTCCTCGCCTGGCTGGATGGCGACGAGGTGATGGCATGAAGTCGCCCCGTCCCATTGCGCGTACCCCGCGCCCGCTGCGCCGTCCGAGGATTGATTGGGAAGGCAGGGAGCAGGCCGTCCTGTTCTCCATCCTCTCCCTGAAGCACCCAGAGGCCGCGCGGCTGGCATTCCACGTGCCCAACGGTGGCCACCGGCACATCAAGGTCGCCGCGGAGATGAAGCGCCAGGGCGTGAAGGCCGGTGTCAGCGACATCGTGCTGCCCATGGCTCGCGGTGGCTGGTTCGGGCTGTACATTGAGTTCAAGGCCGCGCCGCCGAACGATGCCCGGGTGTCGCCCGAGCAGAGCGCGTTCCTATTGCGTGTCGAGCGGCAGGGCTACTACGCCACGGTGTGCCGCGGCGTCGACGATGCACTGCGGGTGATCGATGACTACCTGGCGCAGCCTCGGACCCAGGTGGTGCGCCAATGACGACCATCGCCGCTATCAGCTTCAGCGACGCCGAGATCCGCCGCCAGGCCGCCGGTGCCGTGCGTGAGCTCAAGGACCCACGCCACCCGGGGCTGCGCCTGCGCTTCCTGTCCGATCGGCAGCGCGGTTCCTGGTATGTCGTCAAGGCGCGCGGCTGGCATCGCGCCGGCCGCTGGCCCGAGATTCCGGCGAAGTCCATGCTGGAGATCCTGCCGAAGGTCCGGGCGCAACTGGCGGCAGAGCCGGATGCGCAGCTCGGTGCGGGTGGGCTGGCCACGGTCGGCGAGGTGCTGCGTTGGCAGTTGGATCGGCAACTGCGCAACCGCAACCTGTCGCAGAAGCGGAAGAAGTCGGTGAAGTCGATGATCAGCCGCCACCTGCTGCCTCGCCTTGGCGGTGTTCGTGTGGCCGATCTGACCAAGGCGCTCCTCGACCGCGAGCTGTTCTGGCCGCTGCAGGAGCAGTTCACCGCCGGCTACGTGCGCCAGGCTTATGGTGTGCTGGCTGGCGCGCTCCGCCAGGCCCAGCGCCTCGACCAGATCGCCGCGAACCCCATGGCCGGGATGCGGTTCACCGACTTCGTGCGTGCCAAGATCGTGCCGAAGGCTGCCGGCCTCCGTCCTGCGCAGCTGTGCGAGTTGGTCCCGCGCCTGGTTGAGCACTACCGGCAGCGCCCGGCGGAAGGGATGCTGGCCTTGCTGATGCTCTGCCATGGCACGCGCTTGGGTGAGACCCGGGTGGCGCGCTGGCGTCACTTCAGCCTGCAGGAGCGCGTGTGGATTCTCCCGGCCGAGGAGACCAAGACGCGGACGGAGCATGTCTTGCCGCTGACTGACCAAGTGGTGGCGCTGCTCGAGCAATACCGGGCCTGGCAGACCAGTAGTGTGGGCGAGTCGGCCTTCCTGTTTCCGGCCGGCCCGACCAAGGCGCTCTCGGAGAAGCAGGCCAGCGAGGTATTCGCTAGCCTGGGGGCTGGGGAGTGGACCAGCCACGACCTGCGCAAGCTGGCGCGCACTAGTTGGACCGAACTGGGCATCGACCATCTGATTGGCGAGATGCTGCTGAACCACGCCATGAAGGGAGTGGTGGCGGCCTACATCCAGACGGCCGCCCAGGCACGCAAGCGGGAGGCTCTGGAACTGTGGCACGGCCATCTAGACGGGCATGGCTTCGGCGCTGTTCTCGGTCAGACAGGCGCTAGATCGCACGAACCGCATTTCGGCTCTGAGGCCAATTCTGGCGAGGCCTCTAGCGATTCCTCGCGTCCAACAGGATGGAGGCTGCAAGAGGGGCTTGGAGAGGAGGGCGAGGCATGCTGAAGCCGCGCCGGCCGGAGCTGGCAACCAGCATCCAGCCGCTCACCGACTGCCCGGCATGCCTGGGCGCTGGCCTCGAGCAAGGGCTGTTCGGCAGGCGCGTCTGCGGCACCTGCTTCGGCGTGGGCCTAATCGGCGCCGACGGCGAGCCGCTGCTGTTGGAGCAGGCGCTGCTGCAGTTGCGCCTGCGGCTGACGCAGGCCCAAGGCGAGGTGCGCCAGCTGCGCGCCCGTCTGCCGGCACCTGAGCCGACCTACTACACCGACAACCGTCGCGGGGCCGGCGGTTCGCATTTCACTGGGGACTGAGGGGGAATCGATGGTTTATGAAAGTGTGCTTTCCGCAGTGGTCTCGGCCCTTGCCGCCGAAGCGATCGACAACACCAGCAAGCAGGCTTGGCAGCGGATGCGCGCGCCGGGCGAGGAGGTAGCCAAGGGCGGCGCCATCACGGGCGAGCTGCGAGCCCAGGTCGACTGCTGGGTGTTCGCCCGGCTGCATTCCCAGCTGATCCCCCGTCATTGGAACGCGCTGGTGGCGAAGTACAGCACTCATCGTGGTCGCAAGGTGGAGGCGATCGGCGGGCTGAAGTCGGTGGTGGCTACGCCGGCGCCGCAGCTCTTCCTCTACAAGGCGGTGACTGCCTGGTCCATCCCTAAGCTGCGGGGCGTTCGGCATCTGCCGCCGGCGGTGGTGAGTGTCGAGGTCCCGCTGGAGGCCTTGCCCGCCAAGCAGGCGAGGATTATCCGCGCCGCCATCGAGGCCGAGCGCGTCAAGCGCAAGCGCATGGAGGAGAGGGCCGGCGGCATGATCGTGCTGAAGGACAGCTTCTACGACATGAACACCTGGGATCCCGATGGCCGGCCGGAGTCCACCCGGCGCGAGTGGCGGCGCAATATCCACAAGGTTCTCGACGAGATGCTGGCCGAAGCTATGGACAGCGCCGGGGCGATCCTGCGCGCCGAGGGCTTACTGCTGAGCGAGGCCGCTTGACGGCGGCCCATCATTCCATCACTATTTATCCCATCCTGCCGATCTTGCGTTTGAAGGATTGGCGAACAAATAAACCCGGCCCTCGTGCCGGGTTTTTTGTTGGGGCAAGAGTTGAGTTTCTCGTAGGCATCCCCATGTAGTGCAGCGTCGTAGAGAGAGGAGTTGCCCCATGACGGATGTTTCGAATCTAGTAGAAGAACTGGAAGAGCAGATCCAAGGCCTTATGGATGAGGGTGAGCGGGTCAAAGAGAAGATCGAAGAGTACAAGGCGGCCGCCGAAGCAGCCGATGCTCGGTACAAAGCCAAGCACAGCCACCGCAATTACATTCCGCTGGATGATCTCCCTTATGGGGAAGAGAATATTCGGCTGAATGGGGTGCCGGAAGCAGTCGAGGACGAGCTGGCGAAGCTCAAAGCTCTCAATATGAACACGCATTCGGTAGCGGTGGTCGCAAAGGTTATCGAAGAGGCTCGTGAAAAAATCGAGAATGCGGAGTCTGAAGTAGACGATTGCACGCCTATCGAAACCTCTGAAGATGAAGAAGAGGATGCGCCTTTCCCTTGATTCGTCTGTAATGCAAAAAGCCCGGCTTTGTGCCGGGCTTTTGTTTTCCACGATTCATGGCGCGCGCTCCGCGCCTTGCCCGGTTAGGGGGCAATCCAGGCTAGGCTCCTCTCGATATTTTCTTTAGCCTTCTGTGCTTGCTTTCTTGCATCGTCGTCGAAGTCGGCAAGTGCTTTGAAGAAACGCTTTTGCTGCTTTGAGAGTCCTCTCCAAAGCGTTTCAGATGCCAACTGCTCCGCCGGTTTCTGTTCCCTGCTAATGCTGAAGATATCTACCATGGTGTCTCCCATTTTGGGTTCTTAGGATAGGACGCCCACAAACCACTCCCAGGGGTTCAATTTCCGCAAATATTCTTCTCTGCCATGGCGCAGAAGGTTTGCGTTATAGCTGGGCTTCTGCAAGGCGCTGATGATGTGTATGTCCTCCGCGAGGAGGGTGCTCATTCTCTGATCGAGTTCCGTGAGCGACATCTTTGACTTCTCGGCTTGGAGTTCACACCAGCGGCGCTTTAGCTCTAGATGGCGCGCAATCTTGTCACTTGGTGCGATCAAGTGATCGACAAGAGCAAGAATAGCGATTGATGCCCCCATCCACTTCGCGAGCCGTCCGAGCTCAGCCAGCGCTCCGCCGAATACCGCAGTTCCGCTAACCAGGAATATCAAGCTGAAAATCCATCGCATATGGCGATACAGCTTTAGATGACGGTTATGCAGTTCTATCGCGTAGTCGATATCAAGCCCTGCTTCGTACTGGCTTCGCTCGTAGTTCATAAATTACCCCTGTTGTGCTGGAGGCGGAGGTGGAGGCGGCGGGTTCCTGTATGGAGGAACCTGGGTTCTCACACTGTCGGGATCGATTTCCATGAGGATTCCTTGCTATTGGGTTTGGTGCTTGGCGGCATTCGGATCGTAGCATGTGAGTCCTCGCCAATTCATGGTGCGCACTCCTGCGCCTTGCCCGGGTACGCCCGGGCCTTTCTATTCACGCAGTGCCAAGGCTGGCGAAGCCTGGGGACACCCTTATGAGGATTCACATCATGACCGAGCCGGCCTCGACTGCTGTTGGCGGGATCGCGCTCTACAAACTGCTCTCGCTCCTGTTCGGCGCTACGGTCGCCGCGGTGGTAGTCATGATCATGACTCGCCCGAAGTCGACGCGTGAATGGGCCGTGGCGCTGATCAGTACCGTCGTATCGAGCATCAGCGGCGGCGCGTTCCTGGTCCGCTGGCTGGGCATCGGCTCGTGGGTGCAGGATGACATCGGCCTGATCGCGCTGATCGGCGTCGTCTTCGTCTGCGGTCTGCCGGCCTGGGTGATCGTCCGTGCCTGGTTCGCCTGGAGTGAGTCGCGCAAGGACAAGGCGCTGCCCGAGATGGTCAAGGAGTTCCGCGAGGAAACCGGGCTGTGACCAACCAGTGCCCGGCCGGCAGCGGTGCCGGTTATCTTCAGTAGAGCGAGGCTGTCAATGGCACTTCGACCGAACAAGCCATGTCGCTCACGCGGCTGTGGAGCGCTGACGCGGAGTCCGAATGGCTACTGTGACGCGCACCAGGGCGAGGTCAGCAACTGGAGCAAGCGCCCGGACAGGGCCGGCAGCACCACTGCGCGAGGCTACGGCCACAAATGGCGGCAGCTGCGCGAGCAGGTGCTGAAGCGCGACCAGTTCCTGTGCCAGTGCTGTGCGCGAGCAGGCCGCGTCAGCGAGGCCAGCGAGGTCGATCACATCGTGGCCAAGGCGCACGGCGGCACGGATGCCCCGGGCAACCTGGAGGCGATCTGCGTCGACTGCCACAAGGCGAAGACGGCCCGCGAGCGGCTGGCCGGGGCGGGCACCAGGGGGAGGGTGGGGCAAAAGTCCTGACTCTCGCGATACGTGACCGCCCCGTCCGGGCTTTACGCGCGACCGCGAAATTAAAAATTCAGGAGTAGGGGTATGGGGGGCGTCGCGAGGGTGGCGGGACGTGGCCGCAAGCCCAAGCCGACCGCGAAGAAGGATCTGGCCGGCAACCCAGGAAAACGCGCCCTGAACAAGGCCGAACCCAAGTTTTCCGAAGTCACTGATATCGATCCTCCCGAGTGGATGCCCGAGCGCGCCGCGGTGATGTGGTCGATGGTTGTGCCTGAGCTACTTCGCGAAGGCGTTTTGTCAATCACCGATCTTCATAACGTAGAGGCGTTCTGCACCGCCTACAACAAATGGCGGATGGCCGAAGAAGAAGTGCAACTGAACGGCATCACGGTGCTGAGTGCTCAGGGCAGCCCCATGAAAAACCCTGCCCTGACCGCGGCCAATGAGGCGATGCGACAACTGGTGACCTTTGGCTCACTGCTCGGCTTGGACCCGTCCAGCCGGACGCGCCTGATCGGAGGAAACAAGAAACCGGCAGCCAACCCCTTCGCGGATCTTCTCTGAGGTAAGCAATGCCCAAGGTCGCCTGCGCCAACGTCGACAAGGCGATGGCTTGGGCGAAGACCGTCCTGAAAGGGAAGGTTCCGGCCTGTCGATACATCCACCAGGCCATTGAGCGCCACTTCGCTGACCTCAAGGCCAGTCGAGGGAAGGCCTACCCGTACTACTTCGACGCCGAAGCAGCGGAGAAGAAGCTCAAGCTGATCCAACTGCTGCCGCACACGAAAGGCGAGTGGGCGCGCCTCAAACTACCAATATCGCTAGAGCCGTGGCAGATCTTCGGCATGGCCTGCACCTTCGGGTGGAAGCGCAAGGCCGACGGATTTCGACGTTTCCGCGAAAGCTACTGGGAGGTCCCGCGGAAGAATGGCAAGTCCGTCATCGCGGCCGGCGTCGGCATCGCGATGTTCGTTGCCGATGGCGAATTCGGCGCCGAGGTCTACAGCGGCGCGACCACCGAGAAACAGGCCTGGGAGGTGTTCCGGCCGGCTCGGTTGATGGTTCTACGGTCGGAGCTCCTGATCGCCGCCGCGGGGATCGAGGTCAACGCCTCGAACATGAATACCCCGGCCGATGGCGGGCGCTTCGAGCCGATCATCGGCGACCCCGGCGATGGTGCATCGCCCTCCTGCTCGCTGATCGACGAGTTCCACGAGCACGACAACGCCGGGCAGTACGACACCATGCTCACCGGGATGGGAGCGCGCCGCCAGCCGCTGATGTTCATCATCACCACCGCTGGCGCGGACATTGAGGGCCCTTGCTACGACAAGCGGCGCCAGGCGATCGAGATGCTGGCGGGACTGGTGCCGGACGACGAGCTCTTCGCCTGGATATGGACCCTCGACGAAGAGGATGAATGGACCGACCCCAAGAACCTCGCCAAGGCCAATCCGAACATCGGCGTGTCGGTCTACCGGGAGTACTTGGAAAGCCAACTCGCCCGGGCGATTCGCTCGGCCCGGTTCACCAACACGTTCAAGACCAAGCACCTGAACTTGTGGGTGACCGCCAAGTCGGGCTTCTTCAACATGCCCAGTTGGAAGGCTTGCGAAGACCGCTCGTTGACGCTCGAGCAATTCGAGGGAAGCGAGTGCTGCCTCGGCCTGGACCTGGCCCGGAAGCTCGACCTCAACTCAATGGCACGGGTGTTCTGGCGAATCATCGACGGGAAGGTGCACTACTACAGCGTTGCCCCTCGCTTCTGGGTGCCGGAGGACACGGCATTCAACAGCGATAACCGACGCATGTACGAGAGGTTCCAGGCGTGGATCAACACCAACCACCTCTACACCTCCCAGGGCGCAGAGATCGATTACCGGGACATTCTGGAGGAGGCCAAGGAGGCCAACCTGGTGGCGCCGGTTCGTCGAAGCCCCGTCGACCCTCACGGCGCCACGAACCTCAGTCATGCCCTGGATGATGAAGGGTTGACCCCCGTCACCATCGTCCAGAACTACACCAACATGTCGGACGCCATGAAGGAGCTTGAGGCGGCAATCGCCTCCGGGCGGTTCCACCACGACGGCAATCCGATCATGACCTGGTGCGTGGGCAACGTGATCGCCAAGTACGCGGCCGGCAATGACGACATCGTGCGGCCGATCAAGCAGGGCAAGGACAACAAGATCGATGGCGCAGTCGCACTGATCATGGCGATTGGGCAGATCCTGTCCCTTGCTCAAACAGAGAACACCGACGACGACTGGCTCGCCGGTATACGGAACCCAATAATCGCATGAGCGCATTCACCGCTTTCCTGCTGGTCAGCCTGATCGGCTTCGCCTTGCTGTGCGCGGGCGTTTGGACTCTCGCCGGCACCGGTTGGGCGCTCATCGCTGGTGCTGCCTGCATGTTCCTGACTGCCGGCTTCATTCGCCGAGGGCTGCGTGATGAGTAAGCGTCTGCTCGAAGCGCTTTCGATATCGGCCGCACGTCCATCGGCGGACCTGTCCGGATGGCTGGGCAAGACCATTCGCCTGTCGGATGGCTCTTTCTGGTCGGCCTGGGCAGGAGGCCAGTCCAGCGCCGGCGTCACTGTGAACGTGACGACGGCCATGCGGGTGTCCGCTGTCTGGGCTTGCGTCCGGCTGATAGCCGAAACCATCGCCACATTGCCGTTGGGGCTGTACCGGCGAATGCCTGACGGTGGGCGCCAGGCGGATCAAAACCATCCGCTGTACACGGTCCTGGCATTCTCGCCGAATGCGGAGATGGGGGCTGTGCAGTTCTGGGAAGCGATGGTGGCAAGCATGCTGCTGCGCGGGAACGCATTCGCCCTGATCCATCGCGCGGCGGGCCGTGTCATCGCGTTGGACTTTCTGCATCCGCACCGCATGCGGCTGGTAAGCAAGAACGGCGTGCTCCGCTATTTCTACGACTTCCCCGGCGACGGGGAGCGGGAAATCGACTCAGCCGATTTGCTTCACATCCCGGCCTTCGCGCTGGACGGCCGCGTCGGGCTGTCGCCGATCAGCTATGGCGCCAACGTCATAGGCTCGGCGATCGCCGCCGACGAGGCCGCCAACGGCACGTTCAAGAACGGGATGATGCCGGCGGTGGCCTTCAAGGTGAACCGCACCTTGAAGAAGGAGCAGCGGGAGGAGTTCCGGAAGTATGTGGAGGCTGTGTCCGGCGCGCTGAACGCCGGCAAGTCGCCCGTGCTTGAGGAGGGTGTGGAACCGGAGTCCATCGGTATCAACCCCTCCGATGCCCAATTGCTGGAGACGCGCGGCTGGAGCGTCGAGGAGGTCTGCCGGTTCTTCCGGGTTCCGCCGTGGATGGTCGGGCACACCGAGAAGAGCACCAGTTGGGGCACGGGTATGGAGCAGCAGGTCATCGGCTTCCTGACCTTCTGCTTGAACACCTGGCTAAGGCGTATCGAGAAGGCAATCCACCGCCAACTGCTCAAGCCCGGCGAGCGGATCACGCATTACGCGGAGTATTCCATCGAGGGCCTGCTGCGCGCGGACAGTGCCGCCCGGGCGGCCTTCTACAGCGCCATGACACAGAACGGCATCTACACCCGCGACGACTGCCGTGTCCGCGAGAACCTTCCCCGCAAAGGGGGAAATGCGGATGTGCTCACCGTGCAGAGCAACCTGACGCCACTCGATGCCTTGGGGCAGAGCAGCGACGGCCAGGCCGCCCGAGCAGCTCTTCAGGCCTGGCTGGCCGAATCACCAACTCCGAAGGAGTAACCCATGAAGTTCGACCTCAAGGCTGGCTGCTTTCGCAGCGAGCTGAGCCCGCGCGCGCTTGATCGCTGGAACCCCGCGATCAGCGCCGCCGTGGAGAACACCTCCGACACCATCACCATCTACGGCGTGATCGGTGAGGACTGGTACGGCGAGGGCGTCACCGTCACCCGGATCGATGCGGCGCTCCGCGCCATCGGCGACAAGCCGGCGAGCGTCTACATCAACTCGCCCGGCGGCGACATGTTCGAGGGGCTGGCGATCTACAACCGCCTCCGCGAGCACAGCCAGAAGATCACCACCAAGGTCCTAGGCCTGGCCGCCAGTGCGGGCTCGCTCATCGCAATGGCTGGTCAGGAGCGGCAGGTGGCCACCACCGGCTTCCTGATGATCCACAACTGCTGGACCTGGCTGGCGGCGAATCGTCATGGGCTGCGTGACGCCGCGGACGTGATGGAGGAATTCGATGCCGCGATGGCGGACCTCTACGCCGAGACCAGCGGGCAGCCTTCGGCCGACATGGCCGAGCTGATGGACGACGAAACCTTCATCAGGGGCAAGCGCGCGGTTGACCTGGGCCTGGCCACAAGCCTGCTGTCAGCCGACGAGATCACCGAGCGCGAAACCGACGATACCCGCAATACCAGCGCCCTCAAGGCCATGGACATGGCCCTGGCGAAGGCTGGCATGACGCGGGCGGAACGCCGGGCGCTCTTCTCCAGTTTCAAGAAGTCCGGCATGCCGAGCGCTGCTGGCGGGGCCACGCATCACGCTGGCCTGACCGATACGCCTCGCGCTATCGCGCTCGACCTGCAGCCGCTCCCGAAACTCTCCTTCCCCCATTGAGGAAATTGCAATGAAGAAACTCCGTCTCTCCCCGCTGTTCATCATGGCCGTTCTGGCCGTGGCAGCGCTGGTCCCCATGACCTGGGGCGTCTCCCTGGCGAGCATGTCCGCCGCCTTCGGCCTCGTGGCACTTTCCACTCTGGCCATCCAGCCCGGTGCCGCCTCTTACAAGGGCTGGAACGCGCAGATGGGTAAGCTGGGCGCCGAGGACATCGAGGCCCAATACAAGGAAACCCAGGCCAGCCTGAAGGAGATCGGCGATCAACTGAAGGCCCACGCCGAGCGCGCGGAAAAGGAAATCAAGACGCACCAGGCGCTCAGCGAGGAAACCCGCGCCAAGGTCGATGAAATGCTCACCCAGCAGGGCGAACTGAACGCTCGCCTGCAGGAAGCCGAGCAGAAGCTCATCAGCGCCGGCAAGCGTGGCGACGATGTCGAGCGTCCCAAGTCCGCCGGTGAGCTGGTGGTACAGAGCGAGCAGATGCAGGGCGTCAACAGTTCGTTCCGCGGCTCGCGTCGTGTCTCGGTGCCGCGCGCCGCGATCACCTCGGCTACCGGCTCCGGTGGCGATCTGGTTCCGGCCGAACGTCGTGCGGGCGTGATCGCGCTCCCCGAGCGGCAACTGACCATCCGCGATTTGATCGCGCCCGGCCAGACCACCAGCAACTCCTACGAGTACGTCCGCGAGTCCGGCTTCACCAACAATGCCGCCCCGGTTGCGGAAAACACCGCCAAGCCCTACTCCGATATCACGTTCGAGCTGGAAAATGCCCCGGTGCGCACCATCGCGCACCTGTTCAAGGCGTCTCGCCAAATTCTGGACGATGCCGCGGCGCTGCAGAGCATCATCGACGCTCGGGCCCGCTACGGTCTGCGCCTGGTCGAGGAGGCTCAGCTGCTGTTCGGCAATGGCACTGGCGCGAACCTGGGCGGCATCGTTCCGCTTGCCCAGGAGTATGCAGCCCCTGGCGGCGTCGTTGTCGTTGGTGAGCAACGCATCGACCGTCTCCGCCTGGCGCTGCTGCAGGCCGAACTGGCTGAGTATCCGTCTGATGGCATCGTCCTCAACCCCATCGACTGGGCGCTGATCGAGCTGCTCAAGGATGGCGAAGGTCGTTACCTCATCGGTCAGCCTCAAGGCAACATGCCGGCGACGCTCTGGCGCCGCCCGGTCGTTGCGACCCAGGCTATGCCGCAGAACGACTTCCTGGTCGGCGCGTTCCAACTCGGGGCACAGATCCTGGACAGGATGGACGTCGAGATTCTGATCTCCACCGAGAACGCCGACGACTTCGAAAAGAACATGGTGACCATCCGCGCGGAAGAGCGCCTGGCCTTCGCCGTGTACCGCGCGGAGGCTTTCGTCACCGGCGAACTGGTCGCGCCGAGCGGCGGCTAATCGCGCACCCTTCAACTCGCTGGGCGCCCAAACGGGCGCCCTTTCTTTTTGGGGAGATCAAGAATGGCGCGTCCACGCAAGAACCCGCTGCCTGCTGAGCAGGCCCAGGCTGATGCCGCTGCGCCTGGCCGGCAGCCAGCCACGGGTGACAACCACGCGGCGGTAGACCAGTTGCAACCGGCAGGGGAGGACCAGGTAGCCGCCGGCAAGGTCATGGTTTACCCCTTGCGCACCTACCAGGATCAGGGCGAGCTCAAGAGGCACGGCGGGAAGGGCTATTTCGTGACGCCTGGTCACGCGCAGGCCCTTATCGCGCGCCGCCTGGCCACCGACACCGAGCCGAAGAAGGATTAGTCCATGCCCGTCATCGACCTGGCTTTGGCGCGTTCCCATCTTCGCGATCCGGACGATGATGATGCCTATCTGGGCATGCTGCTCGAGGCGGCAGAGGACCAGGCAATGCAGTTCATGGACAGGCGGTTCTACTCATCCCAGGACGATCTGGACGCTGCCGTCGCTGCAGGTGAGGCGGGGGATCGCCCTCTGGTCATCAATGACTCCATCCGTGCTGCCTGCTTGCTGATCCTCGGGCACCTCTATGGCAATCGCGAAGATGTCGTCATCGGGACCATCGCCACGGCGATACCCCAGGGTTCTCGCGTCCTGATGACGCCCTATCGGATCGGGATGGGTATATGAGAGCAGGCCCCCTACGACATCGCGTCGCGTTGCAGGCGCTGGTGAAAGTTCCCGATGGCGGTGGTGGTTTCTCCGAGGTGTGGGTGGAGCAGCGCAAGGTCTGGGTGCGGATCACCCTCCCGACCGGGCGCACCTCCTCGGTGGCCAATCAACTCCAGGCAGTTGTCTCTGCCGAGATCCAGGCACGGCCTTCCGGTGACCTCATCGCCGGCCGGCGCCTGGTCCATAAAACCGTGACCTATGTGATCGAAGCGGCGTTGCCCGACAACGAGATCAGCATGCTGCGGCTGCTGTGTTCCAGCTTGTCCCCGACGCCAGGGTGAAACCTATGGTTTTTCGAGCTACAGGGCACCTCAGCGGTGCTGTTATCGCCGAGAAAGGGGACGACGTAAGCCGGCTGCCAGGCGAGGTACTGGAAAAGCTGATCGCGAGAGGCCTGGTCCTCGACGACGGCAAGCCCGGCCCGCCGATGGCCATCGCGCCTTCTCGCAAACGCGGCCGCAAGGCGTAGGCCATGGCTAAGCGGCGTTCGAGCATCAAGGGCAACTTCAAGCTGCGTGGCGTTCTACGTCGGATTGCCGCTATGGAACAGAGCGATCTGCCCAAGGCCATGGCGCAGGCCGCCGACCTGGTGCTGGCCACCCAGCAGAAGCTGATTCCGCGTGATACCGGGGCCGCAGGTGGCGCGCTCGAAGTGAAGATCAGCAAGAGCGGGCTGGACGCCCGGATTGGCCTGATCGGCAAGCGGAAGAACGAGCAGTTCTTCTATATGCGCTTCGTGGAATACGGCACCAAGGGGTATAGCGGCGTGCTGTACCACCGCGCGGACGCCGACGCTGTTGGCGGCCTGCATACGACCAACCGCGACCGCAGCGGAATGCGAGGAAAGCGCAACGCCTTGCGGGCCCGCGACACCAAGAACAAGTCGGACGGTTCGCACTTCTTCGGCTACTACCCGGACATCCCGGCTCGGCCGGCGCACCCGTGGCTGCGGCCAAGCATCGACATGAACCGGGACGACATTCGAATCATCATCCGAGAGGCTATTGCCAGCACGCTGGTCAGGGCCGCGAAAGAGGCCGGCACCAATGGTTGATCATACCCATACCGCGAACGATGGCCGCGGGCGCCGCGACGTGTTCGTGAACGGCAATCGTATTGAGTGTGTCGTGTGGGCAGACGTGCGCGCCGGGGTTGTCTGGTTCTGCCCGCAACCACTTAGGCTCAGCAGGCGCGGCGAGGTATACAGCCGGCGCCTGCGCGGGCGCGTCCAGGTGGTGTCGCATGGCTAACCCAGGCTTTGCCCTGCAGAAGGCGCTGTACGAACGCCTGACCACCGAGCTGAGTGTGCCGGTCTACGACGCAGTGCCCGCCGACACCCCGTACCCCTACGTCACCATCGATCGCGAGGTGGCGCAGAACACCAGCCCCATCTCCGGTCGCCGCCGCAAGCAGCGGTTGATCTACCTCAGCGTCTGGAGCGCCCACCAGGGCCAGGCCGAGGTGAAGCAGATCCTGGGCGAGATCGAGGACGCACTGGACGAACGCCGCCTGCCTGTGGATGAGGGGCGCGCGGTGTCCGTCCGCGTCATCGCCTCCGACACCAACCGAGAACCGGACGGCCGCACCTACATGGGCTCGGCCACGGTTCGCGTCATCAGCACTTCCTGAGCACCACCAACCCAACGCCACTGGAGGACACCATGGCAGAAGACAACCTCAACACAGCCGCCGGGTGCCGCCTGGGCTTCGGCACCAAGACGCCCGCCGCCAC